ATAATGCTCTGATTTCTTCTTAGCCATAACATTAACATATCCCGTTTAATAATTGTTTATATTATAACATTATTTACCCGACTTGACAAGGTAACATAATATCAGTACAATACCCTTTGTAAGGGGTGAAGGGATAGTGTTAAGTTTCTTTATTAATCTTATATAATTCTTCTAAAAGCTTACGAGATTTTTCTACTGTAGATATATAACCCATTTGTTCGTTAATTTTTACTTTACCGTCGATTTCAAAATCAAGACCATCTTCTTCTAGATATCTAGTGTAAAATTCAATTAACTTTTTATCTTTTACTTGAGACATAGTAATAATTCTATCATAAGAAATTACATACATATCTTCATCTGCTAATTCCAACCAAGGTTTTACTTTCACATACTGCCCGTGAGCGTGTGATAATACTTTCATAGTAACTGGAGTTTGAACTAAAACAACTGGATTTCCATGATCATTTTCTTCTACAGAAATCAATGCAAAGATTTCTTCTCCAGTTATTAATTTTATTACTCCGTGAAACTCTTCTCCCATTATTTCTTAAGCGGTATATTTACAATATCATAATTAAAGTTTTCTTCATTATAAATTTTAATTCTTTCAATCAAATGATTTAATGTATAATTCTTTTTAGATTTACTACTAATATCATCGGCTATGTCATATAAAGTAGCTTTGGTTTTTTGATTGCCTTTTCTAAGAACTCTCCCAATTGACTGTAAATTTCTGATTCTCGATTTAGATGGAGAAGCAAATATTATGTTGTGTAAATTTTTGATATTAATCCCAGTCGAGAAGGTTCCGTAGGATGCAACGATAATCGCATTATCCTCCTGCTCAGTGATTTCTCGAACTTTCTCTCGGTCTTGGGTGTCCACTCCACCATGAACAAAAAAGACATTTCGTTCCTCCACAACATTATTATTTATCATCTCATAAAGAGGTTCACCGTGTGCTTCTACTCTGGCAAATAGAATAAGAGTATTACCTTTAAGATCTAAAGCAAGATTACGAATTAAACGATTTCTCTTTTCATGACCAATAATATACTGAACTTCATCTTCAAAGCATTCAAATTTATTCGGTGGGTGTTTCAATAGAAGCACGTTAATGTCTAATGTAGCAAGATGACCTTTCTTCATCAATTCATCAGTTTTAATGATTTTATAAGAAGGTCCGAATAATCCTTCTAAAACCCACTTATGAGTTTCTGATCCATCTAAGGTTCCTGTGAATCCATAACGATATTTGGCATTACCCAATTTAGTCATTATAGATATAAGTGACTTTGATTTAAACTGGTGAGCTTCATCTCCAACCACAGTTGAAAATCTCTCAAAATATTTACGGGGGAGTTTGTAGATTGATTGCCAGGTAGTAATTATAACTTGAGAATCTGTTTCTCTTTCCCGACCAGCGTATATTTTATGACAATATGAACCAACATCCCATCCATAGTCTGCAAAGTCTTTATACATTTGCTCTACAAGGGAAGTCGTTGGAACAACTATCAGAGTATTTTTCTTTTTTTCAACGAAATATCTCACAATCGAATATATCATCAGCGACTTTCCTGAAGCAGTTGGAGATATCAATAGTTTTCTATTATGTCTTAAAGCGTCGTATACTCCATCAATCTGATAATCTCTAGGTTTATGCTTAGAGATTGCAGTCATATAGTCCTTTACACCCTCTCTTGAAATCATATCGTTGACTTCAAATGGTAGTCCGTAATATTTGTTTTCTTTAAATTCGTAAGTATATCCGTGATCTTTACAAAATTGAACCACTCTATCTAATAGTCCAACATATATGTCGCCTGTTTGAGTACTGAATAATCGTATCTTACCATCCCAATGTTTCTTTTGATAGTGGGGCATAAACTTTGCACCAGGCACTTCAAAAGTAAATTGATCAGATAATTCATAATACACATGTGCCTCTGCATCTATGTGCAGATGAACTTCATTCTTCTTTGATATAATCAAATGACTCATAATCCTATACCAACGTAGGATTATTTAGAGAGTTATTTTTTCGCCATTAAAGGGTTGGTAATAGAAAATAAAGAATCTTTATTATTTTTTTCTGCGTTTTTTCTTGCTACGTAATTTTGACCTATATGTGCGTTTTGTTGATTTTTTAATCCTATAAGTGCTTTATCAACCGCAAGTTTAGGACTTGTTCCACTCCTCCATGTTTCTTTTTTCTTACTGGCAATGGTTGTACCATTAACATTAAGTGAAATTTCTTTCTTATTAGGACCTGAATGGAATCTTACATTCACACCATCATTCCAATTAGGTCCAAACTTATGTTCTTCTGTAAATTGCTTAAAGGTTTTCATTTACTTCTTAACATTTTTTCTATGTTTTTTAGCTGCGTCTTTTAATCTTTGAATTTTATCTTCAGGTGATATATTTTTTTCACCCTTTCTCAAAGCATCCATATCAGTATCAAATTCTTTATTCTTTGCAGCATCCTTTGCCTGATTCTGACGAACATTAAGTTCTTGATCTATCTTATCTTTAGGATTTGTATCCCAATCAGTAGCCTTTGGTCTACCTGGTGTTCCAAGTAAATCCTTAAGAATCTTTTCACCACCTTTAGCAGCAGCATATGCTCCTCCAACTTTTAGAAGAGTTTTTGCTCCTGCTCCAATTAAAGGAACAGCAATAGCAGCTTCTTGAAATTGTTTAAAAGATTTCATTTAACCTATAATGGTATCAAACCATTCCTGACTCATACCTGAAATAATTTTATCTGCTGCTTCAGCATCTACAGCATACTTCTCTTCAATAAGATGTCCCACAACTTTCTCATAGTTCTCGTGGATCTTCTTGCTTTCTTTTGGAGTTGGCTTCATCGTAACAAAAATTACTTTATACTTTATTTATCATATTCTTCCATGTCATAACTATATTCGCAAATTATCGCAAACAATTTATTCTTTAATGCACGTAGATATGCAAGTTCATCTATCGAATGCATAGACTTACTTGGATAAGGTCCGTACAAAGAATCGTTTATATGTTTATAGAGCAATCTAGTTTCTGTGATGCCCATTTTAAGTTCAACTACCCATTCATCAGTCTCACCAGAATGATGATCCATGAATTTATTAGGAAATATTAAGTATTTATCACATACCTGCTTGGAATTTATTCCATTCTATTGCATTCTTAATTTGGAATGTTCTATTAGAAACGTTTTTAATAATTTCTTCTAAGAATTTTAATGTGGTATCGTAATATCTTATTTTTAAATCTATCTTTGACATCTTCTCATCTGCTTCCATATGCCTTTGTATAGCATCCTTTTCTCTTACTTTATATCCAAAAGGTTCCTCAATATAAACCTCTGCTGGTGCTTTACCAGTATAATAATTATACCTTTCTAATCTTGTTTTATTATATTGTTCTCTTGCCTTTTCACGCAACAAAGTAATAGTATTATAAACTGTATAATACTTTGAATGTAATTGTGGAATCTTCAAGGATTCATCATGTAGATTATCAGGATCAATGACAGCATCACGCTCCCACATTTCCTGAATTTTATCAAGATTCATTTAGAACTTATTAATTCGTATATAGTATATTTGAATGATGCCTCTGCTGTGAGGTATTGTACATCTGCATTTGTAGCATCAAAATCCAAAGATGTCAAGGAAATTGGAAATAGATCTTTAAATTTAACCTTTGCAATTTCTCTAAGATTGCTATTCAATATTCTAAGTGTCCCATCACAAAACTGTTCTTTCAATTCTCTTTGACCAGTTTTATCTGTGGTTAAATCTTTAAAATCTTTTGTTGATTCTGGAAAACCTAATCCATTTAACCATTCATAAATCGACATGTAATTTTCCATATCCTCATCAACTAAAAACCTAAGAGTAAAATCACCATAGGTTAACTTCTCACCAGGAATATCAATATCTTTTAGATACGATGGTTGCTTTGCGACTTCTAAAGACAACTCTGGTATTCTAGCACTATTAGAGAAAAAATCCACCTTGGGATACTTAGCAAGGTTAAACTTAAAACCTATACCAGATAGATAATTTCTATTTTGTATCTGTGATGCAAACGGTCCAGTCGATGCCATTATTATTACACTTTTAACTATTTATCATCTTACATTTAAATTAAATGATATTGATATTCTATCCTCATCTGTTTTGTTTGGCATTACAGAATGTTCTAAACTTGGAGGGAACAAATACATATTACCCTCTACTGGAAATCTAGAAGTATTCTCTCCACCAACATATCGTTTTGCTATAAACTGATCTCCATAACTTAAAACATGTCTTGGATCATTAAAAACAATATTACCTACATCACCTTCAGGTACTTTAACGTAATAAACACCAGCAAGATCACATCCTGGATGATTATGTCTATTGTTAAAATTATTTTTGGTATTAATATTTGCCCATATACCATAATTTTCTAAACTAACTATTGTTGGTTCAAAAGGTAGAATAGGTAAAATATATTCAAATTTATTTAATAGTGGAGTAAAAAATTGTAGATTATCTTGATCTTTCTCTACCCTCATACCAAATTCTGTACTATGCCATCCACCAGTATTTGATTTTTGACAACCAGTATCAATTTCCTTTAAATTATAAACATTCTCTGCTAATTGTTTATTGTCAATATCCTTTACTACTATTTCAAACAAAGGGGTCTGAAATAGCATCTGATGAGATATATCACAATTCTCAGTTTCTATATTTTGGTTTGGTATTACAAACATAATATCATTATAGCATAAAAAACCCCCTTTCGTCTATAGGGGGTTTTATGATTTGTATGTTAAGCGTTAAGTGGTAATCTTCGCTTTATTGTGTACATCGTGCTTCTTCCAAATTTCAAAAACAGAATCCTTTTCTATTGTGCCTATTTTTGCATAACCCAATACAGGGCAAACCGATTTATACTTATCAAGAATTCTTTCAACGATAAGAATATCTTGTATAACACCAGCAGTCTTAGTAGTTAGAGTTTTAGGTGTTTCAGTAATACATAGATAAGTTTCTATGTAGTCTAGTAAATCAGTTCCTTTTTTATCTAATCCACTTTTAGTATTGATAAAATGGAATAGTGCTGTAAATCCAAGGATTACACATCCATCAAGACTTTTCCATGTTTTGAACTCTTTATTAGAGATTAATCTTCTGTATAGTTCAATAGCATCAAAAGTATGCTCTATACCATACTTGGCAATTGCATCTTTCAATCCTCTGTAACCAGAAACGCCATTTTTGCCGTTATCATCAGCACCAATTAACTCAACATGAACTCCTAGTTTTTTGAAATTTTCTTCCATACGTACTGCATACTTTCGTCCTTGAGCAAGGTCTGAACGTAGTAACGCAACTGCAGACATATTAGTTCTTGATGAATTAAAGTCTGTGAAGTATTTTGCTTCAGCTTCTAGGCATTGCTCAATAGTAAAGTTGGCAGGGTGTACTTGAACTTGGCACGGTAGTTCAAAATTATCTGGATCTTCAACATAAGTTGCTGCAAGTACGCAGGTATGTTGACCATCAACTACTACGTAGTCACCAGGATAACTTGAACAAGTGAAATTTGGTCTTAAGAAAACAGAAAGTGGTTTAACTAGTGTTGGTCTAAACTCTTTTGCATTCTTTATGAAATTTGTGTTTATTAATCTCTGATACTTTGCTTCTATATTTAAGTCTTTAAGTTTTATATATTCAACTGGTATAAAACTTTTACTTGAAAATGCTTTTCTTAGTCCAGATACTCCTCGCTTTACGAATTTATTTGCGAGTTGTATAGCAGTCTGTAGCACAGACTTAGGCACAGCAAGTGCCTCTATTATTGTCATGGTATTTCTCCATAGGGTTTAGTGTCTCTAATCTAAGACGAATAGATCATGTAAGACATGCATATTATATATCAAACTAATATATTTGTCAACTAGACAAAAAAAAGCACCCCCGAAGGAGTGCTCTTTGAAGATATAAGCAACTAGCTTACATAAGGTTAGCAACCTTAACTCTTCTGTAGTAACGGTTTGAGTTACGTGTAAGTGTTCCAAGTCCCTGTGTAGTTCCTTGTGAGAATGGGTTCTCAACAATTCCGTAACGAGTCTTGAATCCAATTTTTGGTTGGAATGTGTCCTGACCAACTGCACGAACCATCTGTAGAGGAACGTATGGGCAGTAGAACAGTCCAGCATCATAAGGAGATGAACCCTTATAACCGATAACATAGTACTGAGATGCCTGATCTCCACCTGAAGCAGAGAAAGGATCGATGTATACACGATACTTACCTTGTAGTACACCAGCAAATGTATTGCCTGTGTCATCTACGTTAAGGTTTGCATTAAGTGCAGGAGTGTAGTCGAGAACACCAGCCATTGTTAGAGCAGAAGCAACGTCTGCGGAACAAAGGATCATGTTACCCTTTCCACGACGAGTTCTTTGTGCGATTGCGTTAGCATCACGCTCCATCTGGAAGATAAGTCCCTTGAACTTCTCAACTGACCATCTACCGTTTGAATCGGTGTCTAAGTCAAATGTACCAGCAGAAGCAACGTTTGCTTGAGCACCAGGCTCTGCTACGTTGTAGATAGTACGGATAACTTCACGGTTGATTTCCGCAAGGATCTCAGTAGAAAGAATGTTAGCAAGTTCTGCTTCTGCATTCAAACCGTGGATTGCCTTGAGGTCTTGAGCAAGCTCTAGTGAGTACTCAGCTTTCAACGCACGAGATTTCGCAGTAACTGTTACTTTCTCGATGCTGAATGCCATCTGGTTGAACTGATCGCCAGTTCCATCACCTAGATCTTCAGCAGAGTCTGT